AGTTTTTGATGCTGATGTGATTGGTGAGATATCAACATTTATTGAAAAGGGAAACACATATCAAGCAGACGAAGGTTACAATGATGATTGTGTAATGTGTATGGTTCTTTTCGGTTGGTTATCTACAATGCCTTTCTTTAAAGAGTTAGTAGATGTAAATACTAGAGAAGGATTATACAATCAGCAAATGCAACATATATCTCAAAATCTAACCCCCTTTGTTATCAATAGGGGGAATGATGGACCAGAAGCATGGGTTGCGGACGGAGATTATTGGTTAGTAAGTGATGAATATGAAAGAAAAGTAAAGGAATCTAAGTTCAAATATTAATTGTTATAAATATTCAGACTATTGTAAAAAAAACAAAAAGATTGTCTGATTTTTAACGAGGAGATTAAATATGGCTTTTCAGCTATCACCTGGTGTACAGGTAACAGAAAAAGACCTCACTTCAGTTGTTCCAGCAGTTGGCACCTCTATCGGTGGTACTGCAGGTGTATTTTCTTGGGGTCCAGCCAATGTCCCAGTAAGTATTAGTTCTGAGAATGAGTTAGTATCACGTTTCGGTAAGCCGCCTGCCGCAGGATCTGAAAGATCATGGATGTCAGCAGCTTCTTTTCTAGCGTACACAAGCACATTAAAAGTTGTCCGAGCAATAAATACTGCTTCTAAAAATGCAACATCAGGTGTTGATGATGCAGCAGCTACTGGTGCGTTAATCAAGAACGAAGATGACTACGAAACAAATTTTTCAGCTGGCGGGTCTGCTAATGGTATGTTCGCTGCTAAGTGGGCCGGCGCAATCGGTAATTCACTAAAAGTTTCTTTTGCGGATGCTTCAGACTATGCGACTTGGGCATATAAAGCTCAATTTGATTACGCACCAACTGCAACAAAATCTACTACAGCGGTAGGCGGTTCAGTAGACGAAATGCATATCATTGTAATTGATGAAGACGGATCGTTTACTGGAACTGCAGGAACCGTTTTAGAAAAATTTGCAGGTGTTTCTAAAGCATCGGACGCAAAAGATTCAACCGGCCGTTCTAACTACTACAAAGAAGTATTGAATCAAAGATCACAATACATTTGGTGGACTTCTCATCCAGCTGCTTCTAATAACTGGGGCAACCAAGCTAGTGGGTTGACGTTTAACAGCACACATACTACTGATGAATCTACTACTTCACTGGCTGCAGGTGCTGACGGAGTTATTTCTGACGCCGATAAGCAAGCTGCTTTCTTACTGTTTGCAAATGATGAACTTGTAGATGTTAATCTTGTTTTTGTTGGTGATGCATCCGCAACAGTCGGTGACTATGTTATCGACAACATTGCAGAAGTTCGTAAAGACTGCATGGTATTTGTATCACCTGCTTATGCATCTGTTATCGACAATGCAGGAAGCGAAGCTACTGATATAGTAGCAGAAGTAGCATCTTATACCAGAAGTTCTTATGCAGTATTTGATTCTGGTTGGAAGTACATGTACAATCGTTACACTGACGGTTATGCTTGGGTACCTTGTAACGGTGATGTTGCTGGACTATGCGCCCAGACTGATGATACTGCTGATCCTTGGTTCTCTCCTGCAGGCTATAATCGAGGAGCAATCAAGAACGCAATTAAGATGGCATACAGCCCCAACAAGACTGATCGTGATGCGCTTTATCAAGCGGGTGTCAATCCTATCGTAGGATTTCCGGGATCAGGTATTGTATTGTTTGGCGACAAAACACTACTTGAACAACCAAGTGCATTTGATAGAATCAATGTTCGCAGACTGTTTATTACCCTTGAAAAGGCAATTGCAACCGCAGCTAAGTTTCAATTATTTGAATTCAACGATGCGTTTACTAGAGCCCAATTTAAGAATTTGGTTGAACCTTTCTTGCGTGATGTCCAAGGACGAAGAGGCGTTTATGACTTTAGAGTAGTTTGTGATGAAACAAACAATACTTCAACAGTTATCGATGCTAACTCTTTTGTAGCAGACATTTTCATTCAACCTGCTAAGTCAATTAATTTTATTCAACTTAACTTTGTTGCTACTCGCACCGGAGTCCAGTTTGAAGAAGTTGGCGCTTAAGGCTTATAAATAAAAGTAAACAGGAGATATAAATGAACATTACAGAGTTTAAAGCTCGACTAGGCGCAGGAGGAGCAAGACCTAATCAATTTAGAGTACTATTAGGGTTCCCAAGCTACGTCACAGGCGTTGATACTTCTTTTAGTCTGTTGGTGTCTGGAGCAGCAGTTCCAGCATCAACTGTCAATCCAGCGGTCATTCAGTACAGAGGTCGTGAGGTTAAATTAGCAGGCGAGAGAATTTTTGATCCGTGGACAATTACTGTTGTCAATGATACCCAGCAATCACTGCGTCAACCATTTGAGCAGTGGATGGAAGGTATGAATGGCACATCAACTAATGCAGGTATTCTTACTCCTGCTGATTATCAAGCTGATGTCACAGTTCAACATTTGGATAGGAATGACGATGTTCTGCCAGGCGGTACTTACATTTTGAGAAATGCATTTCCAATTCAAATGTCTGAAATCGCACTACAGTACGCACAAAATGATATTATTGAAGAATTTACTGTAACTTTCCAATATCAAAACTACGATAACATCTAGTTTTGGCATTGAACGGATAATTATATAGAATGAATATATTTGGCTTTAATATAACCAGAGAGAAGCCACCTGAGACTGAAAAGTCTTTTGTGGCTCCTTCTGATGAGGGCGGTGTAGAAAGCATACGGGCAGGTGGATATTACGGTACCTACCTAGACCTAGAGGGGGTTGCGAAAAATGAAGCAGAGTTGATAAAGCGTTATAGAGATATTTCTATGATGGCTGATGTTGACACTGCGATTCAAGACATTATCGATGATGCCATAGCTAATCAAAGTGATGAAGATCCGGTAACTTTAGTTACAGATAAATTGAGTGTTTCTGATTCTGTCAAAGAACAAATCCAAGACGAATTTGAAAACTTAACCGAAATGCTTGACTTCAAAAATAGATCGCATGATTATTTTAGGCGTTGGTATGTCGATGGAAGATTATACTTTCATAAAGTAATAGACACAGCAAATCCTAAAAAAGGGATACGGGATATAAGATACATCGATCCCAGAAAGATAACAAAAATTAAAGAAGTAAAAAAAGAAAAGAACGATCAAGGGGTACAGTTTGTTAAAAGCGTTGAAGAATTTTATATCTTCAATGATAAAGGATTAGCATCTAGACCAGGGCAGTATAAAGCAGAAACTAATGATTCTGCTTTAAAAATAACTAAAGATGCTATTACATATGTACCGTCTGGTCTAGTAGATCAGGACAAAAATTCATCTCTATCATACTTGCACAAGGCAATCAGGCCTGCAAATCAACTTAGAATGATGGAGAACGCAGTTGTAATCTATAGAATTACAAGGGCACCAGAAAGAAGGATCTTCTATGTTGATGTGGGCAATTTACCAACCAACAAAGCAGAGCAGTACTTAAAAGACATTATGGACCGATATCGTAATAAGTTAGTTTACGATGCTAATACTGGCGAAGTTCGTGATGATAAGAAATTTATGTCTATGTTGGAAGACTTTTGGCTTCCCCGTAGAGAAGGCAGCAGTGGAACGTCTATTGATACGTTGCCGGCTGGTCAGAATCTAGGACAAATTGAAGATGTAGAGTATTTTCAAAAGAAACTCTATCAGTCTTTGAATATTCCTGTTTCTCGTTTAGAACAACAAGCTGGTCTTAACTTTGGTAGATCAGCAGAAATAAATAGAGATGAACTGAAGTTTTCAAAGTTCGTTTCTAGACTTAGAAGAAAATTCGGTGTAATGTTTGACGATTTGCTGAAAACACAGTTAATTCTAAAAAACATTATTACAGAAGAAGATTGGATAGATATAAAAGATGATTTGATGTATGACTTCGCAAAAGATGCTTACTATACAGAATCAAAGAATCAAGAACTTCTGAGAAGTAGAGTTGAAGTGTTGAATGGAATGTCAAGTTATGTCGGCACTCTGTTTAGTAAAACATATATACAGAAAAAAGTGTTAATGTTGACCGATGAAGAAATAGAATCTATTGAAAAGGATTTACAGCTGGAACAACCGTTTGTAACTCAAGATCAACAATTTCAAATGGATTCTCAAAGACAATCGGCTGAACAAGAGACCGAACAATCAGAGACAGGAGAAGAGTGATGAGCAGAGATGAAGCTATTAGAGATATGATGGACAGCATGGCTAAAGGAAAAAGTAATGAAGTTCAAACAAAATTCAATTCTATCATGTTTGACAGAGCAAGCACAGCAGTCAATGATTATAAGCAAGAGCTTGCAAAGAGCGTATTTAATAATACAGACCTGAAGTCTATGGGATTAGCTGACGGCGAAGAAAGAATATTAGAAATAGATCCAGCCGCAGAGGTTGATGTTAACGGAGATGCAGATGAAAACATTTAAACAGTTTAGAGAGGGAGTACAAGTAGAAGAAGTAAGTGTTCAGGAATCTCCAGTTGACGGAGTAGCTAAAGGCTCACTTCCAGACGATCAGCATATGTGTGCAACTAAAATATTTAAAGAAGGTCTAGGCGAAGGCACTCCTATTCTAGGCGAACACGCTTTGCCAGACGAAGATGGACATGTTTCTTGGTACAAAGTAATGTTTGAAAATTCTATTGAAATAGTAGAAGTTGCAGACGAAACCGTGAAGGTGCTTGAAGAAGGTGCCCACGGAAACCATAAAAAGAAAAAGTAAAGAGGAAAAAAGATGGCAGCAGTAACTACAGTGTTAAAACTAACTCAGGTCCAAGGAGTCGTAAAAGTTCACGGCGATAACAGTGACACTGCTACTATCGCTTTGGCCACTACGCTTAAAAAATCAACAGAGACTCAATCTTCACCTGAAGTTAATATCAGAAGAATTTATTGGTCAACCGATAAAAATGCCGATATTACAATAACTAGAAATGGAGTCACAGTCTGGGACTTGTTTGGTTACGGAGATTTAGAATTTAATGGCTTCAGTGACAACGAAGAAAACAGTTCTGATATTGTTGTTGAGTTCAACAATGGTCACGGAACTATTATCATTGAGTGTGCTAAAGTCAATGGTTACGGTTCACAGCAACATCAAGGTGCTGATGGAGACTTAGGATAATGAAACTAATAAAAGAAGTCACAGAAGAAATTAAGTACATATCTGAACTTAACGAAGAGACAGGAAAAAAGTCACACTTCATTGAGGGAGTTTTCTTGCAGTCTAATCTCAAGAATCGTAATGGTAGAATGTATCCTAAAGATGTGATGCAAAAAGAGGTTGCTCGGTATACGGCAGAAGCTATTGATAAGAAACGTGCATACGGCGAACTTGGGCACCCTGAAGGACCTACAGTAAATCTTGATCGTGTTTCTCATATGATTGTTGGTCTTAAAGAAGATGGAGACAATTATATTGGAAGAGCAAAAATTCTAGATACTCCTATGGGACGTATTGTAAAAGAGCTTATTGACGAAGGAGCTAGTTTAGGTGTTAGCTCACGTGGATTGGGTTCACTCAAAGAAAGAGATGGCGTTAATGAAGTTCAGGAAGATTTTATGTTGGCAACTGCTGCTGACATCGTTGCTGATCCTTCTGCCCCGGATGCTTATGTTCAAGGCATTATGGAAAATAAAGAGTGGACGATTGTGAACGGTATTTGGCAAGAAAAAGAGCTTGAAGAAGCTAAAAATTTGATACATGCTGCAAGTTCTAAAGAACTTGAGGCTGCTAAGTTACAGGTGTTTGAAAACTTCTTAACTAAGCTATCTAAAATTTAAATTTTTATAAATATATATTAGAACAAAGCAATACAATCTAATAGGAGAATAAACATGGGTGTAGAATCCAAAATCCGAGAGCTTATGGAAGGCGCTGCAAATCGCCCTAAAGATAAGCAACAAGGTGATGCTTCTAGTCCTGCTCAAGGTAGCTCAGACGCCAATCCTGAAATCCAAGACCTTAGCGGTACTGGAAATAAGGAAGGTGGACTGACTTCTGAAGTAGGTAAAAAAGCAGCAGATAAAGAATCTAAAGACACTACGTTGCCTAAAGGCACTGGTGCAAAAGAAGCTCCTGCTAACTTTGAAACTAAGAAAGAAGAAGTTGAATCTGAAGAAGAGGCTATAGTTGAAGACGAAGTAGTAACTGATGAAGTTATTGCGGAAGACGAAGTAGTTGCTGAAACTGAAGAAGCAGAAGAGATTGTTGAAGAGGAGATTGTTGAAGAAGAATCAGTTGAAGAAGAGTCAGTTGAAAATTCTACTCTTTTTGAAGCTGATCTAAATGCACTCTTTGCTGACGAAGAACATCTCACAGAAGAATTTAAAGTAAAAGCAGCAGAAGTATTTGAAGCTGTTGTTACTTCCAGAGTTACTGCTGAAATTGTAGAAATCGAAGAAGAACTAACTGAGGCTGCAAACAAAGAATTTGAGTCACAGATGGAGCAAATGGTAGAGAACATTGATAAGTATCTCAGCTATGTTACTGAAAACTGGATGGCAGATAATCAAATCGCCGTCGAAAGCGGTATTCGTACAGAAGTAACTGAGTCTTTCAT